TGTCAGTGATATTAATCGACGCTGGGTAGAAAACCAATATCAAGCTAAACGAAAGCAACGATCGGTTCAGAAGTTCGCCACACCGCAAGAGTTATTGGATGTGGGATTAACAACCGAGCGGGGTGATCGTATATTCTCGATTAATAATACCAAACCCATTCAGTTTGTTTGGGAGGATCATCCAGTACCGCCCTTTATTGTGGGAATGTGGATGACCAAACGCAATATCCGTGGTAGGTTTATTCTCAAACCAGAGAATAGCGAGTTTATTAAAAAGAAAATCCGCTCGTATGGTTGGAATTATGTGGAGGAGTCGGGTAACCTCATTGAAATCCGCCCATCCATCAACCATTCGTTCATTACGAAGTACCCCACAGTGCCCAAAGTGCTACCAACAGAGTATTGTTTTGGGGCAATTGAACAAAGAGTAGAGTTGTTGCAAGGATTTTTGGCGCTAAGACCCAATGCCTACAACAAAAAGTGTAAAGAATTTGAAATTTTTAGTACTGACTTACGATTTTTGATTACGATACAGGGAATTTGTGAGTCATTGGGAATGAAAACCCAAGTTTTTTCACGAGACCACAGCATTACCCACAAATTACGCTTTAAAACCAACATTTTGCTGACCAAAGAGCAAGAAATTGTGCCCAATTTGAAAAACGCTGGTCGAAGAATGATAACAAAGATTGATGCGGCTCCAATTCGGAGTTGTGTTCATATCAAAACAGCAGAGCCCTTTGTAGTAGGGCAGGGATTTTTACCAATATGGCATTAAACACACAGCAAGAAAAGATTCTTGCTCTTTTTGCAGCGCAAAACAAACACTGGCCTAAAGATCAGCTTGATCTTGCCCTATGGAGAGTACGATGGGAGTTAACCGCACTAGAACATCAGCGAGAACCAGAGGACGGCGAGTATGATACCATGCTTATGCTTGCTGGTCGTGGCGCAGGTAAAACTTACACAGCTTCCAATTGGATCGGACAGCGTGCAGCTCTTTACAATGGAACGCGCTGGCTCGTCACCGCACCAACTTCCAGCGACATACGGGCAACTTGCTTTGAGGGTGACTCTGGCCTTTTAAACATCATACCCCCGTCCTTGATTGACACCTACAACAAGTCGCTATTTGAGATCCACCTTAAAAACGGATCTATCATCCAAGGCATTCCTGGCACCGAACCAGAGCGTTATCGTGGTAAGCAGTACCATGGGGCGTGGTTTGACGAGTTGGCAGCGTTTGATTACATTGATGACGCTTGGGATCAAGCACAGTTTACATTGCGTTTGCGTGACCCTCGCTTTCCTAGGGTACAGCAGATTGTTACTACCACACCAAAGCCAAGAGAGCTCATTGTAGACCTCAACGAAGGTAAGGTTGGTGGTGATGTGTATGTGGTTAACGCCAGCTCATACGACAACCGAGCAAACCTGTCAGCGTCCTTTTTTAAAGCGTTAGAAACATACGAGGGCACCGACCTTGGTAAGCAAGAGATCTACGGTGCAATCCTTGACCCAGAAGACGCCGGTATTGTCAAACGCAAATGGTTTAAGCTCTGGCCAGCTAACAAGCCCACACCCAAGCTGGAGTATGTGATTGCCTCATACGACCCAGCAACCTCAGAGAAGACTACCAACGACCCAACCGCTTGTACGGTGTGGGGTATCTTTGAAAAAGAAGACGCCGGTACCAGCATCATTTTGCTTGACGCATGGGACGAGCATATGTCATACCCCGAGTTGCGTAGGAAAGTGATCAACGACTACAAGGAAGTGGTGTACGGATCAGACAACGACTTTGCCAAGGGGCGTAAAGCAGACCTCATATTGATGGAAGACAAGTCCGCTGGTATCAGCCTTATACAAGAGTTACAAGGAGCCTACGTACCCGTGCGTGGGTATAACCCCGGCAAGGCAGATAAAGTCCAGCGTGTAAACATTGTGGCTCCCTTGGTGGCTAAAGGCAAGGTGTACATCCCAGAAGACCCCGAGATTAAAAACGAGGTGTCACAGTGGGCAAAGCGGTTTATCCGTCAAGTGTGTTCCTTTCCAGAAGCCGGTGGGCATGATGACTACGTGGATTCCCTTTCACAAGCTTTGCGAGTACTAAGGGACTCTGGTTGGATCCAGCTTGATCCGTTGCCTGCTCGGGATTTTTCTTATCGAGATGATGAGGTTGCCAAGAAACGCTATAACCCATATGCACAATAGGGGCGGAAACTTCTTCCCTTTTGCATAAGTAGTAATAGACATGAGCTCTCCATTAATTAAATCCCCCCTCGAAATGATGTACGAGCAAGCTGGCATTCCACACATGCAAGCGGGTGGACAGCCTCCGTCAAATGCAAGCCAGTTACGACAAATTGCTTTTGGGGACGGCCTAATGGATATGACACCGCCCAACCCGATCAATGTATATCGTGCTGACCCTACGGGTCGATTTGGCGGTAAAGATCGCATGGAAACAATGCCGACTCGTTTAGACAAAACGACCATTGAACAATACATCAAAGCAATGCGTGCCGGCGAATCCCTTGGAATACCACAACTAACACCAGATCAACTGGCTCGCATGTTATTGGTTGAAGGTCGTGGTGACTTTGGTTTTAATGCACTAAACGAAAATAATAAAATTGCAATGCAAAAAGCCGCTTTGTTAAACGAAATGGGACACAGTCGGATGGCTTCCGATTTTGCAGCGGCAATATACGACAAACAACAACTTGCAGATAGAATTAAGAAACCATTCCAAGAAGTATGGAACGGCACTGGTCGCTCTAGCATGACTGGTAGAACTGGCGCACAACATAACGATCGCTACAATCAATTTGGTTACGCAGTAGAACACCCTAAAAATGCAGAGTTGATGAATGTACTCAATTCAGCGTATAATTACAAACCAGCCCCGCAATTAAATTTGGGTGCAAACGAGTATGCGGATCCGATGGGTAACTATTCGCCAATGATGCAACAAAACACACCTAGTACAGAATTTGCAACTGGCGGTTCAACAACTCCTTTTTATGACATGAGCAAATTGCTTATACAAAAACATCTTTCTGGAAATTAATTAATGGCCGCACCACAGTTACCAATCCAATCTGGTTCAAACCTTTCTTCCCTTCAAAGAGATGAAGAAATTGAACAGACTCAGATGAGTGAAAAAGAAATCGAAGAGTACGAAGAGGCTCTTGGTTTAGAAGGTGACTCTAAAAATTTAGACGAAGAAGTAATCGAACTGGACGATGGTTCAGTAATCGTTAACTACACACCAACCAAAGGTCCGATGGAAAACCCAGAGTTCTATGCGAACTTAGCGGAAACATTGGACGATGATGTATTGCAAAGTCTGGCTACAGAATACCTCGAACTAATCGATGTTGATCGTGAAGCTAGATCGGAAAGAGATAAACAATATGAAGAAGGACTTCGTAGAACAGGTCTTGGAAAAGACGCACCTGGTGGAGCAACATTTGATGGCGCTTCTAAAGTTGTACATCCTGTCATGGCGGAAAGCTGCGTTGACTTTGCAGCGTCGGCTGCACGAGAATTACTCCCAGCTGACGGGCTTGTCAGATCGTATATCAAAGGCGAACCAGACAAGCAACGCCAAGAAACCGCAGACCGCAAAGTAAACTTCCTCAACTGGCAGTTGACAGAACAAATTCCAGAGTATCGTGATGAGATGGAGATTTGTTTAACGCAGTTACCATTGGGTGGTTCACAATACCTCAAGTGGCGTTACGACAGCGAACAGCGTCGTCCAATGACAGAGTGGATTCCAATTGATAACGTTTTGCTCCCGTACTCCACAACTAACTTTTATACCTCTTCTCGTGTAACTGAAGTTCAAGACATCACGCAAGACGTGTTTGAACAGCGAGTTGACCAAGGTGTCTATCGTGACATTGACAGCAATTTTATTTCTGACCTTGGCCCAGAAGAAATGACCCGTTCGCAAAAAGCGAACAACAAAATTGAGGGTAAAGATAAACCCGAGAAAAACGTGGATGGCGTACGCCGCGTTTATGAAATCACTTGCTTTTTGCGTTTAGAAGATGATGATGAAACCGATGGTCGCCGCGCTCCATACATTTTAACAATCGACGAATCCAGTGGTGAAGTACTGGCGTTGTATAGAAACTGGTGCTACGGTGATGATAAGCTTGAAAAGTTGGATTGGTATGTCGAGTTTAAATTTATTCCTTGGCGTGGTGCTTATGCCATTGGTCTTCCCCATCTTATTGGTGGGTTGTCTGCTGCTCTTACTGGCGCTCTACGTGCTCTTATGGACTCTGCTCATATCAGCAACAGCCAGACGATGCTTAAACTCAAAGGCGGACGAATTGGTGGACAGAGTGATAGGATCGAACCCACTCAAGTAATGGAAATTGAAGGTGCACCTGGTGTTGACGATGTCCGAAAAATTGCCATGCCAATGCCCTTCAATGCTCCATCCAATGTATTGTTTAATTTACTTGGATGGTTGACTGACGCTGCTAAAGGCGTGGTTACTACATCAGAAGAAAAGATTGCTGGCGCTAACGCTAACATGCCAGTGGGTACAACCCAAGCTCTGATTGAGCAAGGTGCAAAAGTATTCTCCAGCATTCACGCACGCTTGCATCGTAGCCAAGCCAAATCATTGGCAATTCTTTCTCGTATCAATCACTGGTACTTGGAAGAGATGGACAACCAATCTGGTGAAGAGATTGAGATCCGTGACTTTGCATCGAACAACGATGTACGTCCAGTATCAGATCCTAACATCTTCTCTGAGACCCAGCGTTTGGCTCAAGCACAAGCTATTTTGCAATTAGCTTCTTCAGCACCCCAACTTTATGATCTGCGTCAAGCCCACTTGCGTGTGCTGAGACAGATGAAGATACCCAACATCGAAGACATTCTGCCAAACCCAGATGGCGTAAAAGAATCTAACCCGGCACTCGAGAATGTCTCGATGGCAATGGGACGAGCAGCTGCTGCTTACCCAGATCAAGATCACTTGGCTCATATCAAGGTGCATTTAACCTTTGCCATGGATCCTAACTACGGTAGCAGTCCAATTATTGGACCAACATATGCGCCACACCTTTTAGAGCATTTAAAGCAACACATTACACTGCATTACCTACAATCCATGCGTGACTATGTTGGTCAAGCCTCTGGTGATGGTCAAGATGTGTTTAAGTTGAACGAAGAACGTCCGCTGGACAAGACAAGCGAGCAAGCGTTGGCAATTGCATGTCAGATGGTTGCCCAAGACGGTCAAGTGGCCTTCCAGCC